GGGGTATATATAGGAAAACACCGCTTTGCTTCCATTTCCCCCCATTTTGCTGCCAGGCGCATGGATTGTTAAATATTTCACAGATTGGCGTGTTGCACAAAAGCTAGCCCATATATTTGTGTATTATTCCATATTGTAATTTTGTGCGCAGCATGCTATACTATAATTGCAAAGGGGATAAGGGGCAAGAAACAAAGTAAAGCCCATATTCCAGAATAACAGAAAAAAGGGGATTAAAAAAATGAAAAGAAAAGAATTCATCGGGAAACTATCATACTATGAATCCCTTAATTGCTCTCGCTATGGCAATCCAAGGTATTATGCAGTATTTACAAGCGAAAACGGGGGAACGCTTTCCGGTAAAACCGCCACTGATGCAGCTTGTGCTTATGGTTTTTTGAATAATCAAAACGCGACAAGGAAAGTAGCATATCATATTACTCGGAACGGCAATATTATTTTTGATTATATAAAGGTACTGGAATAAAAGGAGATTGCAAAAATGGAAAAATGGTACAATTTTGAAACGTCGTCTGTCTCATTGGCTGACCGCCTGTCAGCGTTTCTAAAGCGTTGTGGAATTTACTATGAACGTTCAGGCGCGTACAGTAACTATCATTTTGAGATTGTTGCGGACGGTAAGGAAGTTATCGCAGTCAATGCGTTTATTGATGCAAATACTATGATGGAGGGATAATTTCTATGAAATACGGCAAACTTTCGGCCGAACGTCGCCGCACGTTCACGCTTGGTATTACTGACATTGACCACGAAATGACCCGCGAAACCGGGAACGGAACGTACACATATAATGAATACGCCGCGCGCAAGGCGTTGCTTGAAAACCAGGTGTTTCAATGGGATTGCGCTGCGTTTGGATTCCCGGCCGATATGATTGTGCATGAATCCGACAGCCCCGACGTTTTCGACATTGGCGTTTTTTGGCGAAACTAATCTAAAATCCGAAACGTCCCTTTTTAGGGACGTCGTAGCGAGATGAGCGCCGCCGCCTGATGATGGAAACGCTCAAGATTAAAAGAGGGCCGCGTCGCCCGAACAGACGCAGAAAGGAAAAAAGCTATGAAACACATCACTAGAACCATTCGTATTCTCAATGTCGAATACCCGGTCAAGACCGAAAACGGCTTTGAGACGCGCACGGCAAACCTCATTGACAAGGGCGCGGCTGCTATCCGCGCGGAACTCAAAGAGAAATGCGCGGGTGAAAACGTGAAATTCCTTGGCGAGTATGATGTCCTTGGGGCTGATGAAAAACTGTTCTCTATGGACATTGAGACGTTTGTCCGTTACGCGCAGACCGTCCGCTAACAGAAAAATCCAAGCTGCGCTATCGGCTATACGGGCAGAAAGGAAAAAAGAATATGAATGCTATCGTTATCAAAGGCCGTCTTACTGCTGACCCCGAAATGCGCAAAACCACTAACGGCGTTCCTGTTGCAAACTTTACCGTTGCCGTTGACAGGACGTTCAACCGTGACGAAACGGACTTTTTCCGCTGCACGGCGTGGCGCGCAACTGCCGAATTCATCAATCAGTATTTCAAGAAAGGACAGGAAATTCTTCTGACCGGCGAAATGCAGTGTAATGTTTGGGAAGATGAGGACGGCGAAAAACATTCGTCGTGGGCCGTCCAGGTTGCAAACGCTGAATTCTGCGGAAGCAAGAAGGAAGTATTGGAAACGCCCAAAAAGAAAACGTATAAGAAGTAATCAAACTAGCGGGCGCGTGTAAAATTACATTCGCCCGCTTTTCTTCTAAGATTGGAGTTGATAGCATGAAAAAAGTTATTCTTGAACAAATGGCTTGTGCTTTTATTGGGGCAATTTTCGCAGCAGCTTGTTTGTTTATTCCGGTGTTGATGGGGGCATGGTAAAGTGTCTTGTAAATATGCAAAAACCTGTTTTGAATGTCCGTTTCCCGACGTGCCGCCATCTTGTAATCATACTTTTAGCGCTGAAGATTATCGTGACGGTATTCAAATTTTTCGGTCGAAAAGAATTGAACCGTTCCCGCGCCTAGCTATTGGCGAAAATGCAGAAGTTTCTGCTGTTTTCAATAGAGAGAGCAATATATTGTATCTGTCGTTTTTCTATGATAAGTTTCTTGTTGGCTATATCGACATTGGCCGTCGTTCACCGTATAAAAAAACAAATGTTTTGTATTCTATTGGCCTTGAACAATCTCTTGGCAGGAAACGAGCCTATGAACTAGTGCAGGGGTGTTACAAGTATTGTTTCGGTGTTGGCAATCTAATGTCTCATGCGATAGATCGCTTCTATGGCGACATTATCGCGCGCAAAGTTAAAGGCGAAATAAGCAAGAACGAATACCATGCTATTTGTGATAGGCTGAAATTAAAGAAAGGATGCACCTTAGTATGAATATCGTTGTAAATGAAGATAACATTAGATTGCTGGCAGATAGCGGCTGCCCTAGAAACCTGTGGGGTATCAATGATGACTTTTATTGTCTTCTTCATGATGACGATACTTATTATGAACTATATAATGGTTCTGTCATAGATGTTTGCCGCACTTGTTGGTTGAAGTGGCTCTCTAAAGAAAGCGAGGATAATCATGAATAACAATTCTTATGTTATTATTTCTGCTGACAAACTTAAGGCAATATTTATGAACTGCTGCCCGCCTAATACATCAGATTCGCATACTAGCCACCTAGCGCGAGAAGATTGCTTTGATGTTGATTGCCTTGAATGCTGGAAATCATGGCTAAAGGACGGTGAATAACAATGTCCCGCAAAAGAAAACCTTTAACTGAATGGCAGAAGCAAGCCAAAAACTTCAAGGCGAGAATTCGCTATTCGGAGAAAAAGGGATATAGAATTTCAGAACACGCCCGTTATACAGCAGAGCACATTAAGGAATACACGGCCGAAGAACTAAAGGGCTTTACACATGAATATATCCGCGAAATTGATAGCATTTCGGAAGCTCAGTTGACTGTTGAAAATTACCGACAATTCCTTAAAGAATTTATTACACCCGGCAAGAAATATGAATCGCAAGGGGCGTATTTGCTATTAGCGTGGTTTAATTCTCTCCTTGACACTCGAAGTGTTATTAAAGTGGCCGAAATGATTAAGCGCGGCCTAGAAGAAGATGGTCTGCCCGACTATTCCGTGAAATACCGTGAGCACGACGCGCTTGCCTATATTGGTAAAATGCAAGCATGGTTGCCCGAAGATATGCGTTTGTCAGACGAGCAAATTTATAGATATGCAAACGACTATGATAGCATTGATTGGGGCGAAATTTACGATGAATAAAAATAAAAAGCAGCAGATTGAATCACAAGCTATTGTTCCACGCTATGCTTGTGATTTTGAAACAAGCGTTTTTGAAGGGCAGGAACATACAGAGGTTTGGTCTGCTGCTTATGTTGAAATAGGTGGCAAGTTAGAGCAAGTAACCGTTTGCAAGTCAATCAGCGAATTCTTTGACGATATGTTTTCGCACGACGCTCGCCGCCAAATTCTCTATTTCCATAACCTTAAATTTGACGGGGCTTTCATACTCGACTACTTTATCTCTCAGCTTGGCTGGAAGCAAGCATATACCCATACCGGGGAAAACCAATTTGAGGGCACAGTTTGGTCTAATGACAAGGAAATGCCCGTGAAAAGCATTAAATATATGATTGCCGATAAACAAGGCGTATGGTACAGTATTGTAATTAAGGGAGCTAATGGCAAGATTCTCGAAATACGTGATAGCCTAAAGCTCCTCCCGCTTTCATTAAAAGCCCTGGGCAAATCATTTAACACAAAGCACCAGAAACTTGAAATGGAATACAAGGGCGAACGTCATGCGGGCGGCTTTATCAGCCCGAAAGAATATGAATACATTGCAAATGACGTGCTTGTTCTGAAAGAGTGCCTAGAAACAACATTTGCTGAGGGGCATACCCGCCTGACAATTGGTTCTTGCTGCTTTGATGAGTGGAAGAAAACACTAGGTGGGGATTCTATTTATAAAGAACAATACCCCAATTTGTGGCAGCGTCATATTGATGAAGAAATATATGGTTCTCCGTGCATTGGCCGATATATCCAGCGCGCATATAAAGGTGGCTGGTGCTATGTAAATCCTAAGTTTGCCGGAAAGCCTCAAGCTAAAGGCTGCACCTTTGACGTGAATTCCCTGTACCCTTATGTAATGCACAGTATGTCCGGTAATGAATACCCAGAAGATTTGCCTAGCTTTTGGAGCGGTAATTACATACCAGAGTGCTGCACATTGGGCGAGAAAAAACGAGACGGCAGCAGGTATAAGCCAGATTATTATTTCATCCGCTTCAAATGCCGTTTCAAGTTACGTGAAGGATATTTGCCCACTGTACAAATAAAAGGAAATCCATTGTATAAAGGCACAGAGTGGCTGAAAACATCCGACGTGTATAATACGCGTACAGGTATATATTATAGCACAATTATAAACTCTGGCGGCGAGAAAGTAAAGCCATTTGTTACGCTAACAATGACTTGTTCTGACTATGAATTATTCCGTGAGCACTATGATGTGTTCGATTTAGAGATACTTGACGGCTGCTATTTTCAGACAAGGAAAGGTATATTTGACAAGTATCTTGACAAATATAGAGAGATTAAGGAAAACAGCACAGGCGGTATCCGCTATCTTGCAAAGCTATTCTCAAACAATCTGTACGGCAAAACCGCCGCGTCGCCGGACAGCAGCTTCAAAGTAGCTTATGTAAAAGACGATTCATCTATTGGCTTTTATCCGAATTACGCGCAGGATAAAACGCCGGGCTACATAGCAATAGGCGCTGCAATCACAAGCTATGCTAGATGTTATACTATCCGCGCTGCACAAGCGAACTATGAGCATTTTTGTTATGCTGATACTGACAGTATTCACCTTAATTGTAGCCCGGAAGAAGTAAAAGGAATTACAGAGCACCCACGCACATATGGCTGTTGGAAATGCGAAAGCGAATGGGACTATGGTTTGTTCCAGCGGCAAAAAACATATGTCGAACACGTGGTGAAAGAGAATCATGAAGAAGTGAAGCCGCATTATGACTTGAAGTGTGCCGGTATGCCACAGCGAAGCAAGAAATTGTTCTTGCAGTCGTGCGGCGAAGATGAAGGAATAGAGCCTGAAAACGATATGGAACTACAATTTCTATCAGAACATAGAAGCATAGAGGACTTCAAAGTAGGTTTGTGCGTTCCTGGGAAGCTGCGGCCTAAAAGAATTCCCGGCGGGATTGTACTTGTAGATACAACATTTCAATTTAAGGAGGGATGATAATGGCTGAATACATCGAGCGAGGAACGTTTTTGAAAGACATCGAAGAGCGATATTGTTTACCGTGCAAAGTGGCGGGAAAAGACTACAACGGCTGTAAGTGCAAATCTTGCTGGGTGGACGATATGTGTGGTGAGGTAATAGACGCGCCCGCCGCCGACGTTGGCGCGAGGATGGACGCCATCGCGGAATAAAAATTACACCCCCTACCATAACGATAGGGGGTATAACTATATCTAAAACACTGCTTGCTGCTGCGCGGTCGCTAATACCGAAAACCTACGCCGGGCTGGTTTCACCCAGTAGCCTCCCGCCGTGGCACAACAGGGACGCAGTGCAGATACCTTAACATGAGATAGTTTTTATAAGGGCTTCTTTGCTTTCAAGATTCTTGAATCTGAATCTGCCCATTTCAAACTGGTGTCTCAGCAGTGCAATGAGGCTATCATAACCGCCGCCAAGAATGTAGTCAACGTCATGGTCATCCGTGTTGACTGTGATTTTCATGGGGTGTGTATGGTCAACAGAAGGGGAACAGTAAAGCATACTGCCAAACTTATTCGCTTCCGGGTATTCTCTCACGCCATATTCATTACCATGATATTTAATTGTACACAAGTAAACATTTTTTCCAGTCATTTCTTCGACAAACGCCTGATTATCGCTCAGGTATTTACCGCTATCAGAGAATCCGATGTATGCGGTATTGCTGAACGCCTTAGAGAATCCGCTTTCGGCTTGTGCCTTTGCAGCGCTTTCATTGTATCCCTGTTCCAGAACGAACCCGTGACCGCGCATGAACTTTACTTTGTCATTCAATCTGCTGCTGATTCCCATAGCGGAGTAGTACGGGTTAAGCACAGTTACCGGGTTACTAATCATAATAACTGGAACATATCTGCTTTGTTCGCCGCCGCCTCTTGCAATGGACTTGTGGATTGAAATGAACTTGTTCATCTCATTCGGGCAGTATACGCCGGTTTCGCTCTGAAACTCATCGAACAGCATAACAGTTGTGTCGTTCAGATAGTGTGAATACTTCTTCACCTGTTCAGCGGAGTTGAGTGCTACGGCATAACCGCAACACTCAGCTTCGCCGCCGTCTTTAGCAAGCATCAAATGCACAAAGGCTTTGCTTTCAGATATTTGCTGCGTAAGCGTATATCCGGGGAAGAACAGCGCGCCAATTTCTTTGAAGAATTTGTCCGCGCAATCCTGCAATTCGTACTTGTATCTATAAATCAGGCAAAACTTTCCCTTGCCTCTGAGATACCTGCGCACAACATAGCGGTTAAACCAAGTGGTCTTACCGGCGCTTCTGTTGCTGGTGCAGATATAAATCTCCGGGCGGTTGCCGTCAATGTCATTAAGGCTCAGCAGCTTTGTGCCATCATAATACTTGCTTTCCATTTCTTACCCCTTCGTATCTACGTAGCGCTTCATAATAATGAGCGCCCGCATAAGCGTGTCATTCAGATTGATATTTCCCATGCCGTCGCCCTCGATTGCGTCGCAGTCAATCAGGGCTTTAATGTCGTCGTATGCCCACTTCGGCACGTCGTTCAAAGACTTATAAACCACTTCAGTTTCCTCGCTTTCAGTATCAGGTTCAGGTTCTTCCTCGTCAGCCAGCAGAGAGTAATTAGGCACGCCATAGCCGCGTACGTATCGGGAGTTAACAAGAAGATTACGTCTGCCAACGGTGTCGCCTTTGTTTCCTTCGATAACTGTGATGTTGTAGCCATTGCAGCTTTCAACAATGCCTACATGGTCGGGAACACCTGTACAGTCGCCATAACCACTATCGTCCCAATCATAGAAGATAATGTCGCCCGGTTTCGGAATGTAGTCGTCACGCTCTTCCCAGCAGTTTGCAAACATATATTTGCTAATCATTTCCGGGCATGAGCACTCAGGGAATACAATGCGGGAAAATCCCGCAATGTACCCCATAGCGCTAACGAACGTAGCACACCAAGCGTCAGTGTACTGCACCTTATAGCCTCTAGGTCTAGGCTGGTTTTTGTTGTAAATATCAATGATTTCCTGCTTCTGTCCGTTGTAGGTATTTGCTCCCATATAAGCACGGGCAGTAGCAACGATAATTTCACGTAGATTGGTTTCGGTCAATTTTGAAGCCGCCTTTCTTAATTATCATGAAATTTCTTCGTTGACAGTGATTACGCTACTATCGGTAATAGTTTCGGCGCACATTCTAAAATATGCTACATTTGAATAAGCGTCAGTAGTCGGAACCTGGAAAGATTCAATAGTGTCGCCATTAAAAACTGCACTAATAACTGCCGCAGCGCTATTTGCTGTCGCAATCGAAATAAGGGTTTTGCTGCTATCATAGAAACAAATTCTTTGATTGCTGCTTGTGGCCTGTCCTTTTCTGAACACCACATCTTTCATTCTAACTATGTCATTATGAACAGCGGGAATAAAACCAGTAGTTGTAAAGCCGTCATATTCTGTGACATTACCGGAACTGTTCAGCTTTACACCGTTTTTATATCCAACTCCATTATATACTTCCCCGTTCAAATCTGTTGCGATAGGGATTTGATTCGTATACGACGGGGTAGAGGGGCCGGGGATAGTGTAGGTAAATTCTCTGTCAAAACCTGCGCCATAATGCCCGGCATAAATGGTTTTGGCGTCACGGTTAACGGCAAACACGCAGAACGACGTGCCATTAGCAGTTCCCGGAGTTTTTGAATATGTTTTTCCATCCGAAGAAACGCGTTCCCGCCCGTTCATAATATTGGGGCAGCCGATAGATAGAATTCCAGTGCCGACAGTTTCATTACTGTATCTGTGCTCATGCCCATGAATACACGCAATAACTTCGGCGGGGTTGATAGCCGTGAAATCATAATTAACTGTTGTGCCATTTTGGTTAATTGAGCCGGATTTCTTTCTGGAATATGCGCTGAGAATGGCCGCGGCATTTGAAGTGTTGCAGGGATGAACAACCCCGTCAGGTGACGTGTAAGTACCACTTGTATTAAGCGCGGCATGAGAAAACACAAGGATAGACCAAAGGCTAGAATCAGGCTTATCATTAAAATTAAGCATTGTGTTGACCAAGTAAGAAAGCTGTTCGGCGCTAATGTTTTCAACATCGCGGTATGGGCAATCGCCGCCAGCCCCAACTTTATTGCTGCCCCAGCCATATCTATCCTGCGTATCAAGATAAATCGCGCGGAGATGCAATGCTTCAAAATCCATATAGCCATAAGTATTATCGCTTGTGACGTAGCCATTACTGGCAAGATTTTTGCGCGAAATTGTAGCATAAATCTGCTGCTTTGTAAGCCTATTAGCCGTGCTCTGATAAGGCGCATCATCGTGATTGCCAATACACCATACATTTTTATTCTTAAATTTAGAACCAATCAAAAGCTGATAATCAAGGTCGTCCTTAATCGCGTCCGATGCGGTGGTGTTATAAGCCCCCGTAGTATAATCTCCAGCATGGACCACAAAATCAAGGCTAATTCTATCGTTAATTCTTTCAAGCGCTTGACCAGCCTGTTTACCCGCGGCATTTTCGGTGTCAGTATACACTCCGAGATGCGCGTCCGACATTACCGCGAACAAAATGTTTGAACCGCTAATATGACTGTTTACGTTTTCGGCAACAGCATCAGCGGCGGCAAGAACGTAATCCGGCGCAGTCAAGGAAGGAATGTCGATGCTCTCAGCTGTTCTTCCATCATAGGTGACGCTATTGCTGCCACTGGTTATGGTCAGGGCGTTTGGGTTGGGCAGCGCAGATGGGATGTCTGATTTCTGCGCCAGTGTCGTGGCAATAAAGTACCATCTGTTATCAGTTTTATTGCCGTACAGTTCAGCGAGAATATAAACGCCGTTGTAATATACAATCGTCTGCGACACAACCGTGTTTAACGTTTCTGCCACGTTGAATGCCGTAAAAGAAAGAAGCCCATATGTGCTGTCTGTATACTGCACTTTAACCGGAGTTCCCGCTGATACAGCTTCATACACCTGCGTTGGTGTAAGGTTGTGCGTTGTGCCGGTAAGCTGTTCCTGTGCAACTGTCGGCGTTTTCAGTTCCCACGTCGTTCCATTGATAATCGGGACTTTGCCGTTGTCAGTGCCGTCAGCACTAGGAACGGGAAGAGAACTTGAAAATGTAATCGTAACTTTTTTCGCACCAGCAGAATCTTTACTGAAAACGACAATGCCGGTCATAGACGGAATACCATTGTTAAGTGATACTCCCTCGGTTGTAGCAAATGTAATACTGCCTATTCCGTTCGCAACATTCATCTTGGAGTAAATTAGCCCAGACAATTCAGGCCCAGATTCACTAGTTCCGTTATGAAGAGTTGCGACAAGGTTTTGGTTGCCCTGAACAAGCGGAAGAATATCATCGAAATCAAGAGTGCTTTCGCCCTCGTAGGACACGAGGCCGCCATCAATGGTGGGCGTTTCGTTTGCTTTCCACACATCAAGCAGATAAGATGTGGGACGGTATGGAATGTCAAATTCTTTAGCTGCATAACTCCACTTTTCATTGCCGACCCATTCTTCGCCAGTTCTAGCCGCGCTTAGTTCGATAACGCGAACAGACATTTTCTCTCCAATAGCAGCATAATTAGCTGTGGTAAATGTGAACGTGATATGGCCATCGGAATAACTATCAAATGTGCCGTTCCAATAGTCCGCGTTTTCAACTTCGTCAATCAAGTGAACAGGCAGGTTCTGATAGTCTTTGCCGGGCAGGTCATTATAATATTGTGCTACGCTTTCCGGGTCGCAATCTTCGGCCGCTTCAATAACGTTTCCGGTCTTTCTAGTGAACTGGAAGCCCTCGTATCTCTGAAAATCAAACAGTTCAGTGCCGAATGTTTCAACTTTCCACGTATTAGCGTCTTTATCGCCAACAATGTTTACCAGGTCAAAAATTTCGCTAGGAACATAGCCACGGCGTCCTGCGTGAGGGTCTTGAACAAATGTGATTCTGACTTCTCTCTTAGCAGACGAATTGTCATAAACAGTCGCCACACTAGAGCCAAGTTCAAGCGCGTTGTAATTCAGTCTAGCGTTTACGCCAACACAAAGTTTACTTGTAACGCTAGCTGCGTCAAACAGCCTAATAAAGTCTGCCGGTGTGATATTGGCCGTTACGGTTTCGCCAACCACAGTAGCAGTAAAATTAACCACGCCCTCGGCTGAGGTATGCGGGGTGTTAATCTCGATAATTTCTTCACCCCACGGAACGTTCAAATTCTTTTTAGTGTAAGAGGGAATTGTCAGCTTAACAATTTTCTGCTTAACTGCAAGTTTGCCAGTGCTATCATATGTAGTTTCAAGAGGGACAATAATGCTAAAGTCATTAGATGCTTCGCTGCCCCAATTTCCAGCGTTATATGAGCATGAAGCAGCATAAATCTGTCCGCGCCCTTCCTCGTAGGTTCTTAACAGTGTAAAAATTGCATCGCCCGCCTCAACCCACTGATACAACTCATGTCTTGTAGGAAAGCCGCCGTTAGGATTCGCGCCATCAAAAACCAAGAAATGAATTTTCTTGTTTGTATCTTCAATTACTTTCAGGGATGCACTAAGCGCAGCGTCCGCTGCCTGTCTGTCTGCGATTTCCCCCGTTAGTCCCTCGTTCAGTTTATTAACCGCGTCACCAGCGGTATTAAGATGACCCACTACTTTGCAAAGCTTTTCGTAGTAGCTCATGCTTTCATCATACACAAGCGGGAGAATGGGCTGGCAGTAAAAACTCATTTTGTCCAACATACTAACTGTGTCCATAACTTCACTCCTTTACCATACGTTCATAAATTCGGTTGAAAGTTCACTAATCATTCTACGCTCGATATTGATAAGAGTGTTAGCAACGTCTTTCATAAGCTCGATTCTCGCCTTCCCGCCAGCCTTGCCCTTGATTGTCTCCGTAGTATTGGCTTTGCGGTCTGACGTTTCGTTGTGCGATTCGGTGTTGTCGTTCTTCTGGTCAACCAATGCGCGCCGGGCGTAGGACAGGTACGCCATGCCAGCAGCGTCCTCTGATGGTTTCACAGACACAAGACCATTCTGCGGCGTGTCGCTATCGAGATTGTAATTGTCGGCAGTGATAGTATTGTTATTCGTGCTGCCGCCATTCGCCTTGTCGTTGTAGTCACCAACAAACGTGCGGACAAGATTAGTGTCTCCGTACAGAGCTTCAATGTCCTCGGCAGTAAAATCACGAATACTGTTGAACGTAGACTTAACAAGCTGCGTATAGTACGGAGCGATTTCGGCAAGCTGCTCATTCATGTGGAATACCCAAAGCGCCGCCGTTTCCCAACCGATTTCGCGGGTATAATAATGGGAAAGAATTTTACGGCAAATATAATATGTAGTCGGGCCGTCAACAAATACCCACGGAATTACACAACGTTTGAACGGTGAATCCTCTCTGCCAGTTTCGCCAATAGGAAACATTTTAGGCGCTGCAACGCCAATGATTTCGTCAATCGTCATAGTGGTATCACCGGCCAGAGATTCACAAATGTATCTTACCTGAGTAGTATACAAACTCATTCTTTCGATTCACCCCCCGCCGCTATCAGTATTCGGGTCAAGCCAGTCGTTAATTGTATTGCCTTCATCGTCGGAAATGCCAGACGTATACAGAGAGTTAACGGAGACTTTAATATTCAGGCCAAACATTTTGTTAATTTGCTCAGCCGCTTGCTGACGTGCTTCCAGCTTTGACATTCGACAAGCAGATGTGCCGGCAGTTGCCTGTTGAATTTCATCGGTGACAAGGCGTTCACGTTTGGAAATCGTCAGGTTCGGAACGCCCTGCATTGCCAAAGCCTCATTCCAGATTTCACGTTTAAGGTCTTGAAGCTCAGCGGCAGTATACGGAACGCCCGGATTAAGTACCTGAATATTATTCAAATTCAGGTCTTTGTCTCCAAAGATAATAGGAACATTGCCGTCATACTGCATCATAAGGTTTTTGAAGGTAAGACGCTGGGATTCGGGGCACGTAACAATTACCGGAGTTTTCTGCGCCGCCGCATTAACATCTACGTCACGGTCAATGTTCTCAAGGCGGTGTGCATACACCCAAGCCTCATAAGCGGACGGAAGCCTCAATCGGTTATTCCAGATAAGAACAGAGTTTGTATTGTCCAATTTCCACTGATTCTTACCAACACTTGAAGCATACGCAACACGGTTGATTGGCGTGTTGTATACATCAAATGGCCCGTTAGCCATTACACGCAATGCAAGATAACCGTGCTTGTCATAATCTTCCTTGCCCTCAATACGAGCAGCTTCGGAAAGAACGTCGTCTTTGAAGAACACAGCGCAGCCAGTAGAGAACAGGCACAGTTCCAAGAAGCGCGGGTCAACACTAGGTGGTAGGTTTTCCCACGTAAACAGAGACGTTGCAATCTCTGTTAGCTTGTTGTAGTAAAACTGATACCGTGTAGTGTTGTCGTATGCCGTTTCCCAAAACTGCCGCGAGTGAGAGCCTCTTGGGTTTCGGTATGGTTTACTCAAATTATTATCACCTACTTACAGTGAGTTATCAAGCGAATAGTTGCCTACGCGCGTAAACGGGTTGCCAGCGGACAGGTCAGTGCAGCGCCAGAAAGTAATGCCCTTATCGTAAATATTAACAAGTGATGCTGTGACGTCGGCGGGAGCGCTGCCGGTAAGATTGCAGCCGCAGGTCTTGACGTAATTCCATGCTTTTCTGCCGTTTCGATTTGGTACTTTCAGACGGTTCGTCTTATAACCGTACATGGAAAAGAAATCGTCCACAATTTTTGCGAACTGACCCTGAATACGATAGGGCATATAGTGGAAGCCTTGCACGCCCAATGCGCAGTAAACACTAGAAGATTGCTGTCCACGAGCGTGATTTGGCTGAGTAGAAGCGGTTTTAACTTGCGCGACAAGATTGATTGTTTTATTGAGAATGTCGCCCTGCGTATTATAGAAAACGTTCTGCGCGTTCTGATATGCATTTGCGTATTGCCCGACAGCCTGAATGGTTTGTGCAGACCCAGCTCCGGTCATTGCTGCACTCATGCCTGCAACTTCTCCGGCCATGCCAACTCCAGTAGCGGCCATGGCAACTTGCTTTACAGTATCAATTGCAGTAGTAGCAACACCGGCCGCAATCGCGTATTTATTCTGCGCAATCCACGCCTTGAAAGTATCGACATTCCACGCGCACTGCGGGAAACCGCCCATAATCATTGCTTCTTGATAATTGTACGCCAGCCCTTTATAATTCATAGGGATAGACGAGCACTCAAGATTGCCATTAGCTGCGCCAACAATATTGAACTTTGGTTTCCTGTTTTCGAAGTATTCATAAGCGTAATTCGCGGCATTGCCTTGAAGGTTATCGACGTATACGCCACAAAATGGCGCAGTATATAGCTTATTGTTTTTCGGCTTATATCCATCAAATGTGCCAGTAAAAGCCGGAACGTCATCAAATTCATGGTCAGCCGGTTTTACGGCAATGGAACTTGAAAGAGAAATATTCAAAAAATACTTTGGAAACATTGTGATACTTACAATGCCATCCGCTTTATTAGCCTTAGTTGCAGCAACAATTAAATCATTTGCCTTTTGAGCTGCCGCACCAACAGTCGTTTCCTCACAAATATTTTTCCGCAAACCGGTATAAATTCCGCTATCAATGCCGCCTGTTCCGCCATAAGATACATCCTCGATTTCCCAACTGCCATCAGGCTTTAGCTTTACGCCCCAAGTGGCAAGAATACAAATGACATATCCTTCTTTGTCAAAAACAGACGGCAAGTAATCGCCGTCAAACACATATTCCCCAAGCTCAAAAGATTCCGGGTTAAGGTTGTCACCAATCGCGTCAGCCATGGCGTGCTCACGCTCAACCCAGCACTCTCCAACATTAACATCAAACAGATACGTCTGCATCGGGTCAATAGTGTAGTAAATGCGCGAAGTGGTATTGCTAATATACTCAATTTGCGTAATGAACGCATAAAACCATTTTGTGCCGTAAGACGTATTGCGGAACATCATGTAGTTGCAGTTATAAAGTTCATCTGCGGTTTTGTCCAACGTAATGTACGGTCTAGGATAACGCTGATATGAAACTTTATTGAAATAGAACGCAAGGGCATAAGTAGTGAAGGCCGTCGCTTGCTGTTCAGGGCTATCAAACCAAATGGTATGGTCGAATGACGGCTCAAGAGGGACATTCTTTAGAATGTACACTTCTGAATTTGGAACAATCATCGACATGAAACCACCTGCCTTTAAGAAATTTCCCACCAACCCACCCGACCACTATTTATAACGCCGTGGCCATTCGTCTGTAACTTAATTACTTAACAGTAACAGTGCACGTTGCTTTCTTAGTTCCATCAAAAGCGGAAGTTGCGGTAATCGTAGCGGAAGTGGATTTTGCGTCTGCATCAACCGTAACAACACCGGCCGCAGAAACCTTTACGTCGTCCGCGCTGCTAGTCCACACAACAGTCTGCGGGGCGAAGTATTCAGTTGCAACAACAGCGGAAAGCGAGACGCTGCCGCCCTTCTGAACAGTCGCGGTGGTCGGGGACACAGTAACGGAAGTGACCGACGGAGTGCCCGGAACGAACAGGACGGAATTGGCAAACGGGGACACGGAGAACGTTTTCCACACGTGATAGAAGTAGTTCCAGTAAAGACCCTGACCGTTGTACTGTTCAGTGAACTGCGTCAGCATATCGAAAACCATGAACCAATCCTTGTCAACAATCACTGCCGGGATTGCGTTCAGCGCAGCAAGCTCCTGCTGAGTCGGCTCGTTGTACGTCGGGTCGCCAGCAAAGATTTCACCAAGGCGGGCAACGTCAAGGTCGCCAAAGCCGTCAATCAGAACGCGGTGGCCAAGGAACTCTGCCTTATCCATATTGAAAGCGGATGCAAGAACATTCACGTCCATAGTAGCGTCGAACACAGAGTTAACAATCATGTACTGGTCGGCCTTTTCGGTGAAAGTGCGAACTGCTGCCGGGTTGTAATCACTGTTCATGAACGTCAGCTTGTTGGACACGCCCTTAACGGTGGTGATAATCGCCTTCGCATTTTCGGCGGTAACGGTCGGGACAGTGACGGGGTACACCCGGCCATCAAGGATATGACGAGCAAGCAGATACTTCATGACGAGGAACTCGTCATAGTTAGCGCCCGTATACATGGAATCGACGATTCGAGCAATAAGGTCGGTAACGCCGTCCCAAGACAGGAACGCCTGTTTAAGCTGCTCCTGCGTAACGGTAGCCTTGTAGAACTTCTGATAGTTCATGATGTGGAAGGCCGCGCGAACATCAGGCACAACGCGCTTGAAAACTTCCTGCTCGGCGATCTCAGGATTGAACTCCTGAACTTTTGCAATGTTGACGAAGATTTCCTCGATAGATTCGCCGTACTCAAGAACACCCTTCTTGAAAAAAGCGATGGGGTTAGAGTACATCTTCGACGTGAGCATCACGCGGCCAATGCGATTGACCAGAGCATTCAGGAACTCATTCTGGAGCGCCGGATAGTCCATGATAATCGCACCAATCGTGCGAATGGATTCAACGTCGTTTGCGTCGGCTTTCGGAACGTAATTACGGTAATCGACCGAAGCATTATTGCGGATAACATTCAGAATATCCGCAGCGGACGTGGTAAGCGTCCGAACCTTAGGCTTAACAGGCATAAGCATTTACTCCTTTCAAGAAAACAGGTCATCAAATTTTTCCGGAGATTCATCTTCATCAGGCTCATCTTCCGGGAGCTTAGGGTCTGCCGGAGAATTTGGAGAAAGGAAACGGTCTTTGTATTCCTTCACCACATTCTCGTACTTTTCTTTGTATTCGTCACGCTCCTGCTGCAACTGAGGATTCGACATTTCGTCATACATACCCATCAGAGCGGAAACATCCTTGAGCGTATTTTCATCGTCGGCCGTGGCATACTTGCCGATAATAGCCTGAAACTGTTCACGGGTTAGCACATTAAAATTCCTCCTTAATAGAATCTAGCATATGGATTAAGCATCATCCATAATGGCATTGACTTTGACTTTTTAGGGATAGGCTGTGGAGCTGGAAGGTTTGTTAGGTATGTGTACCATTTGTCAGCGTTTGACATACGCAACGCCCGGGTCTGCTCCCATGCAGAAAGATTGGACCGTTCATACTGCACAAGCCAAGTGTCTGCTAAATCGGCGGGAGAATCAGTAGAATGAATGAACGTTTGCCATGTAGCTGTATAGGACGGAAAGTAAGGATTTTGACCAAATTGAAGATTGTTGTCATACTCATACTTAATCCGATTTAGTTCCAAATCGCCACATTGCAGTGGGTCATCCCAGCCGTCCCCCGCCCAGTCACTAAACTTTGTGCGTGGCGTCCATTGGACAAGCCCATAACCAGCATTGGGATTGCCCAAATCAAACGTCGCTTCTGTCTGGCCAGGATTCAAACTTGATTCAACTTGCATATTGCCGAGCATACCGGAAACGGCATTAACTGACCAACCTAGAGCGCCAAAATAATTCCAGATAATACGCGCATTATTTCGCATTGCATCGGCTGTCATTTTGCCAAGCTCATTAGTATAGTAAGATACCCACTCTAGCCCCTCAGAGGCCATACTTGCGTAATCAGGTAAACAGTAGCCACGAATAGACTTCTGGTCTACTCGGCGTTCCATCAACTTAACAGAATCGCCGTTATTGCCCTCAATTACTGTAAACGTGTTTCCGTCTACAACGCCAACTATACCACAGTGGTCTGGTTGCCCCTGATTGTCACCAGAACCAGAGTCGTCCCAATCGTATTGAATAATGTCGCCCATCTGGGGAACATAAGCATCGTTTTCTTCCCATCGGTTAATGTTCTGGTATAGCGTCACCATGTAAGGGCAATAGGCCGTAGGAAAAATAATATCCGTTAAACCGAGAGCAATGCCGACATATGAAACGAACACAGCACACCAAGGTGAAGCGTAAGTAACGGTCGGGCCTCCTACGTCTTTTTGGTAGCTATTATAGGCGTCAATTATTTTCTTATAACTGCCGTCGTATTCATTAAGGCCGATGCACGATTGAGCGAAAGTGTAAACTGACGTTCTTAGTTCTTGCTCAGTCATTTAATCGTGAGCGTGTTGATAAGAGACTGCATGACAGAAGTGTTGTTATTGATTGCAGTAGAAAGCTCAGAAATCTCTGCCTTATACTCCTTCGTCAAATTGCTAATCTCTTCCTTGTGGTATTCCTGTGACTTATTGACATAGAAAAACATGATAAGACAACAAGCGATAGGAAAGCCCACATTTGAAATAAGCTGAACAATTTCGTCCATGCACTTTCACTCCTTTCTACACTAACATTTTAACACAGACCAGCAGTTGGGTCAACTGTTAAAAATTGGAAGAGGCAGGGAGCTGGTTAATGCTGGAAGCAAAATGGTGTTTTCCTATATATA